ATTTGAAAGAAGAGATCGATCTTAAAAGAGGATTGTTAATGGGCGAGGCTATGGCTAAGCCCTTTTTAACTCTCCTCAATTTGGCAGTCGAGGAACTATCGTTCTTTGACTATTGCAAGGAAGACATCATGACCTATGCGATCGACGAACCATCCCCTTATAGAGGATGGAGAGCCTTTCACATTGGTGGTGATGATCATCTTGCTCACGGTCCTAAGGGATATTTGTCCCTAATCACCGAAAACCACATCAAATCCGGATCGATCATATCGCCGGATAAGCATGCAGTATCGAGACTAATGGTCAAGTACTGTGAACGTACCATATTCATTCCATATTTGGAGAATGTGGTTGGTAACAAGCTCAAAGAGCTTGTGTGGAAAAATCCCGAATTATTACCTATCACCGATACGGTGAAGGTTCGATTACTCGAAAAGGGTGATTCAATTCAGACACAAAAAGACGACAAAAATGTTGTCTTTGGGAAGGCGCATCAATTGATGCGTAACTTACTTTATCAAGATAAGAAATTTTCCCAAATTGTTGTCAACCTATTTGATTGTAGGATGGGATGGCTTTTGCCACCCAAGAGTACCAGGCATAAGCTCTGGTGTCTCTCTAGGCTACCACCAAGTTGTGGTGGCCTTGATCTTGGATCAAAGGAAGACATATATGAACTCGTGAACAAAAGTCCATGGGTCATACGATGTTTCATCGCGAAGGCAATAGCCGGCGGGGAAGACATTAGTACAGAGAAGGGGTTATTGCTCCGTCTTCATACTAGAAACACGTTTCGAGGCAGTAAATATGCCAAGCAACTTGTAACCTATCTAAGGGAAAACATCGAATTAGATGAACTCCCCTCTCTATGTGAGAGGCTGTCCTATTGGGACGTTAGAAAGTTATATCCCGATGTCTCTGATGAGAGAGATCGGATCGAACAGGCATCACGGGATGGTATTTACGATAGTAAAACCTACTGTGAGACACTTGCCAGATCTGCTGTTTTCCGAGAGGCCCTTGTGGGGCCCCATGGAAAAGAGATTGGCACCTTTTCAACTGTTCCATATATGGAACGATTTAGAAGGATTCACTCTGAGTTATCTGAGGCCGTTTCTGGCTTCACACCACCAGAAGGTGGTTTCACGGAGGAGAATACACCTAATCTTCGTAAGAAGATGAGGTTTTTCTCAACCGTGTACTTTGTGAAGAGAAACAAGTCGAAGATAACTTCGAGATTTCTGAATTTTCAGTCAGTGGAAGAAATGGGACCCAGTTTAATAACTGGTTCCAACATTCTTGACCATATTGGTCTTGATTAGATCGATAGATCACGTCTGAGATAGACTACCGACAGGCAGTCTAGCGCGTTTGTTAATTACTAATAGGTGATAAATTAGACGCCCGAAGACGAATAAAACAACTACCAGCATAAGCTTGC